GCCTCAGCTATTGGGATCTCAGATTTACTTCTTTGCACCGGAAAAAATTTATTTGTATTACTCTACCGCTAATCAAAGTAATGTAACTCAAGCAGTAGAAACAACCACACATGCAGAGGGATATCTTCCTACTAACTTTGGTGCAATTGCTAGAGCTCCGGCTCAAGACAGCCTGTTGATGGTAGATGCAGATAATAAAAACGAACTCTACATGTATACTCAAAGATTTGCTGGTGATCGAATATCACAAAACTCTTTATCTAAGTATGTTTTCGATACTGATATGTCTATATTAAGCACAGAAGTATTTGATAATTACTTTTATGCGGTTACCAGTAGACCGTTTAATAAGAAAAATAGCTCAATTAAGGATTATTATTTTGTAGAACGTACATTTTTAGAAACTGTTGATACTGATATTCCTAGATTAGATAGATTACATTTTCTTGAGCCAGATCAAAAAGTTCCTGCAGATAGTGATACGGTGTTTAACATTGAGTATGATAGCGATGTAACTTCGCCTACATTTGATACTACTACTTTTATTCTTCCCTATCAAGATGCTAATGCTAATACTATTGTATTTGGTGCGGGGTATGGTGAGTATACTGGGAGATCAATTTCTTGTGTGAATACCACAGAAGCTGGTAAAAAAACTAGATTAAGAGTTCAAGGAAAGCTAGATGATATTCTTGCTGTCACGGAAGATCAAGGATTTATTAAAGCCACGCCTACTGAGGTCGAAGCTCAAGGTTCTGTCTCGCAAGTGGTAGGACCTACTGATGATCAAGGATTTTTATTTGCAGCCGCTACTGGTGGAACCAAGGGTGTCTATGTGGGTACGCCGTATACAATGCAAATTGAACTGTCTCCTCAATTTGTTCGAGAGCAAGATCAAAGTATTGTTGATGGTGCATTAAATCTTAGAACTATTACTACACGATATTTAGATACTGGGAAGTACAACATCCGTGTCGAACGTAGAGGCAATGAGGATACGGTTAGTGTCACAACTAAACGAAATCCATCGTACAAAGAAGATTTGTACAATCAATCCGTATTAGATTCTCCTGTTGCTATCTCTAGTGAAGGTGAGTTTATGTCAAAAATATTTGGCAATTCGGAGCACATGAAAGTGTTTATTGAGAGTGACCATTACACGCCTTGTAATATTACTCATATTGAATTTAAAGGCGTATTCAAACAAACTTATAGATCAGGACAGAATTAAGGAGTAACCTATGGCATCAAGAGTACAAAAAAGAAGAGGTTCCCCTAGTGACCATACTACATTTACTAGCGGGGCAGCAGGAGAAGTTACAGTAGAACTTCCAACTACCCGTGGTAGTGGGGCTACGCAGGCATATGGAGCTATCTATGTACATCATGGTGATGGTGCTACGGGTGATAGAATTCCATCTGAGGCTGAGATTACTAACACTGTAAAATCTGTTGTTGATGAGCAAAGATTCTTAGCTATCATTAAGGGATTTAGACCAATTGATGATGATGGCAATACTGCTAATCCTGATATTCTTCCTAGCCGTTGGGAATATGAATGGGAAGAGTGTTCTATTTCTGGTGGTCATACTGATGTAGCTAAGGTGGTTACTATTGATCTTGATGGCACTACTGGTGATAATACCGATAAAACAATTACTGTGCCAACTGATATTTATGGTGCAACAAAATCAATTGCTTTGGCTATTACAAGCGGACAAGCTGCTACAGTTGTAGCTACAAATGTGGTTTCAGCTGTAAATGGCGATTCTGATTCTCTTTATACTGCGGCTACAAGCGGTGATGGTAGTGTTGTTACTTTTACGGCTGATGTTAAATCAGATTTGTTACTCCCCGTAATTGCAGCTCCTACGGGCATTACTGTTAATGCAGCTACGACCACAACTAGAGGTCAAAAGTATAATATTGTCACAGGTGGATCAGGAGATTTAGGTAGAAAGTCTGATCCGGGTAACGATAATACGCATGAGTTTGCTGCTATTAATATCGCAGAAATTCAAAATAATAAAAAGTTTATTGGCCCCGGTATTGGTGATGGTACAAATAATATTGTAGAACAATCAGCAACTAGCGGTTCTGGAGTTATTAACGCATTCCCAAGTAATTATAAAGTTATTCCTATTGGTGGAAGTGGAACTTATGATAGTAACAGTGAGGCTACAACAACTGCAGATACAGGCCAAGCTGATAGATTTAGAAATACTGCGGTAAACTATGTTGTTGAAATGACTGAGCGTAGAAAACTTAATGTTGGTACTGGCTCGGGTCAAACTGTAGGTACAGCAAACTCTGATGGGTATAATGTATTCTACTACTTTAATGTTCCTAATGCAATTGCTGGACCTTGTTAAGGAGTAAATCATGAGTGATGAACTTATTGCCAGTCAGTGTTGTCCTAAATTTTTTAAAGCAACCAGAGTAGATAACTCTTGTTTTAGAATTGCTGAAGCTTACATTTCTGAAGATACATTCAATGGTATTTCTGATGCCGATAGAAAGTTTGTACGGTTTGGTACAGATGATGAAGGCGATGATATCTGTTGGGAAGTAGATAGAACTAGAGCGTTTACTGGAGTTCCTGCAGGATTTACTACAATCACAGGACTTACTGCAGCAGATGATATTGTAGATTCGGCTGATAAAATTTTACTTGAGAGTGCTACTCAAGATAGTGCAATCTATGTTATTGTAGCAGCCTGTCGTAAGTCTGACTGGGATGTTATTCTTAAGGGTGGTTCTGGTTCTGACTATCTTGTAAATGATTCTACTAAATTACTTAACTTTAGAAAAAGATATGGAAGTGCTGTAACCAAAGGTGGTTTAAGCGGCAATGTATGCGTTCAACCTCAACAACAGTTTTTTGCATTTGATATTAGATCTACAACTACTATTGATGGCAGCACTACGCATGCCAACAACTACGATGGTACTCCTGTTGGTAATGCATCTCCTATTGCGGTAGGTAAATTTATTAAGGTTACTGCTAACTTAGTAGACTCTGGTGGATCTGCCGCCTCTGTTTACAAAGATACGGTAGGTAATAATTCAGAAGAATCTAGTACGAATGCTAGCTCAGTGACTAATGAAATTTTTAAAGTTATCGACATTAAACGGCAAACGCGACCCGGAGCATCTAATAGTCCTACTTATATGAAAAGTATTTCTGCATTCTTTGCGGCGGGCAGCACGGTAACTGTTTTACCAGCTGATTGCTCAGATTGTTTACAAGCTTATTTACAAACAGAAGGTCAATCATATACTTCCGCCACTATGGATACCATCATTCCATTTGCTACAGCGGGTGATACTTACATTAATTTATTTAATACTACGCCAAGTCTTTGGCCCTGTCGAGTTAATATTGAAAGGACTTATGATCCCAATATGAGCGATGCTCGAGTTAGTAGTACTGTAAATGAAAAAATTAGAAGCAGAGAACCATTTATATCTACTACTGCACCAAGCCTTACTCGTACAAATTGTAATGATCCTAATGATAATGCAGCAACATCATTAACTGGTCAGTCTTTTGATTTTGGATATAATACACAATCTTCTTTTGACAAATTACCTTTTACTAATAATATTTTTGAATCTCATCGCGCTGATCCCGATGCTGATATAGCTACGGTAAAAGTATCTGCTGAGTATACAAAAAATTTAAGAATGTCAAGAGATAATGCTACAGATACCAAATCATGTGGCAATATGATTCATGTGAACACATTAGGATCTGGCTCAAATGCCGTTGATTTTGATTATATTTTAAATTCTGTAACTGTAACTACTACATATAATACACCATCTTTTACCGGGGATGTACCAGAAGCGGTAATGTTTCCTACTCAAAGTAATAGCACTTCTTTAAGTACTGTAGCTGTTATTCCTGCTTGGAAAGATACACAATCACAAACTTGTGGGCAGTTTAATGACAATTGTGTTTACCCAACTGGAAATATAGTGGCTGTAGATTCTAGTAATAAGCCTGTTGTTGATGGTGAATTTTTAGATAGCGGTACTCCAAGCATTGGATACGCTGCTAAACAAAAAGTTTATAAAGGCAGAATCGGTATGCGAACTACAGATGGAGAATTAATTCCCATGCTTAGATATGCTCAGTTTTATTGTAATAATATTTCTGATCCTACTTATTCTTTTCCTGATCCTATTAAACAAGCTATTGAAGAAGATCTACCTAGAATGAATAATATTATTGATCTTGTGGTGCCCTTGGCTCCGCAGTTAGAAATTGCAGGAGGGTTTAATGTTAATGGATTTAAACCTTCAGAACAATTAACATCAGAAGATCGAGGTAGAACAGATGTAGTGAGTGAACCGGGGGGATCCGGCAAATGCTATCCGGGCAAGTCACATCAATCTAAAATTACTTTTGGAGATGCTGCTACTACAGGCACTTCTCTTACAGGTTTGCCTTTCTACATGACAACTTATGCTATTGGAACTGGCGGTACTTATCTTTATCAAGTAGGGGATCAAAAGTTAATTAATAATTTAAATGAAATTAGAGAAATTGAAGCTGCATTAAACTGTGATCCTAATGATGAGACAACTCAACGATTAAACTGTGATGGTACAGGTAATTGTGATCCGGGCAATCTTCCACTTAGTAATTGCAGAGAAATTCATTCGTTATTAGCACCACATTTTATGGCTCATTTTATAGCTAATAATAAGTATACTAAATTTAATGGATCAACCACTGGTGTTGATTTTGGTAACAGCGGTTTTCTCTATAAGGGAAATGGAGAACATTATTTAGACGGAGCTTTATCAGGCGATGCTTATGAGTATGTTACCAGCAGTGGAGAACCAGCAACTAATATAGCTTTAGGCGATTTAATTGGTATTGATTCTGAGTGGTCTAGTGTTTATATTGAAGCACAAGATCCATTTGCGAGAGGGTGTACGGGATGTATGCGTACTGTATTTAGTGATGATAATTATGCATTAATTACTGAGTACGAACGCCCCGGTAGTTTAACTGAAGACTCTAACCCTCACACAATTTAAGGAGATAAGTATGGCAAGAGCTGTTTCAATGATTTCGTTTCTTGATAGAGATGACAATGATAAGGTATATCAACTAAAGGTTACTATTCATGAGAACTTTTCTGTTGAGTATGAATTTGTAGGTGATGTATTACCCATGCTTTCTCCTGAAGAAGTAGAGGAACAAAAGCCTACATTAGGCGATAAGGTCGAAGGTCTAATTGATGGACTGACCGGAGGTAAACTTAAGAAGTGTGGGGGCTGTGCAAGACGCAAAGCCCTGTTAGACAAGCTAGGAGGATCTGATGAGTAAGTTACAACAGTTACAAGAAATGTTGATTGATGCGTTGATTGAAGATCTCAATGATCCGACTATTAGAGGCCCGGGTTTGTACGGAGTAGTTCGTGGTGTCATTAATGACCACAAAGAGGATATAAATATTCTACCGCAAAATACTATTAAAGAGATCGAAGATGCTATGTCCTCGGCTGCTCCATTTAAAATTGAGGCAATCTAATGAACGAGTTAGTATTTATTGAGCTGATCATTGGAGGCGGTATAATTAATTTTCTATGGCAAATTCAAAAAGAACTTGGCAAGATAAATGCTAACTTAACTAACTTACATCACATTGTAGAGGATCATGAGAATAGATTGAGGGCAATTGAAGGAGATCATTGATGGAAATACCACCGGAAATGAAAGATGATTTTAGAAATCATTTGTGGGCATGCTTTAAATACCTAGGTCTAGGCGAACCAACCCCTGTACAGTACGCCATGGCAGATGCCCTTCAGAACGGCCCTAACGATATGCAGCTCCAAGCAGGGCGTGGCTTTGGTAAATCTGTTATCACCGCTTGTCTGGCCTCGTGGTTCCTTGTACGGGATCACAACTCAACCATCATGGTTGTATCTGCTACTGGCAATAAGGCGGTAGAGTTTATTAGCATGACCCGCAGGATTCTAGATCTTGTTCCTTATTGTGAGCACCTTAGACCCGGAGATCATACTACTGACAATGCTTTTGGCTTTAATGTAGAGTCCCGTACTCGTATTGGGCAGGACAAATCGTGCTATGCCAAGGGTATTACTGCCCAGATTACGGGGTCGCACGCAGAGTATCTCATCTTTGATGACGTAGAGATTGAAGGTAACTGTGAAACTGCTGTCACTAGGCAGAAACTATTGAATAAATGTCTTGAAGCGGAGCAAATCAGAAACGTGGGCGGGCGTGTTATCTTTCTAGGCACACCTCAGATTAAAGATAGTATCTACAACCAATTAAAAACTGGCTACCCAGTGGTTAAATTCCCTGCTGTTATGCCAAATGCAAATGTAGAGTCTGAATGTGAGGATGTTTCGCCGTGGATCTTCGAGCAAGGCTTTGAAGCTGGAGATCCTACGCAGCCAGAAAGGTTTAGTTTGGAGACTCTGATGGAGCGTCAAGCAAAAGTAGGACCCACGCTCTTCAGTCTCCACTACAAACTAGATACTAGTCTTGCTGACAAAGACAAGTACCCACTTAAGCTGCAAGATCTTATTGTGTTAGATGTCAGCCCAGACATGGCACCAGAAAAAATTGTTTGGGCTACTTCAGATGCTAATAGAAAGATCCCATCCTTTGGTATGTCGGGCGATTGTATCTATAATCCAATGTGGATATCCAATCAGTTTGTAGAATATCAAGACAGGGTAATGTTTGTAGACCCCTCTGGTCGAGGTAAAGATGAGACTGGTGTATGCGTTGCTAGTTTTAGTAATGGCTATATCTTTGTTCACGAATTATTGGGCTTAGAGGGAGGCTATGATAGAGCAACCCTACAAAAAATTAGTAAACTGGCCTATGAATATGAGATTAATCATGTTAGAATTGAATCTAATTATGGTGATGCTATGTTTAATTCCCTCCTAAGACCTGTCATCACAGAGATATGTGGGCAGGTAGCTATTGAGGAGTATCGGGTGACTGGTCAGAAGGAACGCAGAATGCTTGCCGCTCTGGAGCCTACAATGGCCCAGCACAGGCTTGTGTTCGATAAGAAGCCCGCGAGGGATGAAACGAACCAGAGGCAGCTCACGCGGCTTACAGACCGCCGTGGGAGCCTTACACACGATGACCGTGTAGATGTGCTGTCAGCTGCCTGTATGTACTGGGAAGAAAGACTACATGTTAATGTAGATAATGTTATTGAAAAGAGAAGAGAAAAGGCTCACATGGATACAATTGAAATGTGGCAATCAGACAAGCGTATCGAGGGCTTGCTTGGCTCTAGAGTATCTGGTGCTTTGAGGCATCATGATGAGATTTATCAAAAGAACCAACCCAAACGAGTGGGGAAAACTGGTCGAATGCAATGGGGAAGGAGAGTCTAAATGGATCCAATGACAATGATGATGGCTGGTCAAATGATCGGCTCTGTAATGCAATCCATTACTGGAGGATATCAGCAGGGTGAGCAAATGGCTCGCCAAGATATGGCTTTTCAGCAAAAAGAATTTGAAAGACAGCTTCAAGTTGATGCTCAAAACTTTGCAATTAACCAAGCTAATGCCAATCGACTTATTAAGAATAGGCAGATGGCAGTGGGTGCCGCCACACAGCTTGAAGCTAAAGAATATGAAATTAATGAAGGCTATCAAAACTCTTCGAGACAGTTGGCTAGAGCTATGGCTACAGAAAATGCCACGCTGACCTCTAATATGGCTGGACGTAATATTGCTACTGGTAGCGGCACAGCTGCAGCCTTGGCTCGTTTAGCTACAATCAATGGTAGCAATAGTAGAAAGAATCTTCTTCAAC